TCTGGTAACGGTATGGCTATCATTCGATTCCTACCTGCACCAGAAGGTGAGGATGTTCCTTTTGTTCGTATTTGGGATCATGGTTTTCAAGGTCCTGGTGGATGGTTCATTGAGAAGTCTTTGACTACTATTGGTCAGAAGTGTCCTGTTTCTGAGTATAACTCTATGCTTTGGAATCAAGGTACTGAAGCTGATAAGACATTTGTTCGTACGAAGACCAAGCGTCGTCTGTCTTACATTAGTAACATCTATGTTGTTAAGGATCCTGCTAATCCTGAGAATGAAGGTAAGGTTTTCCTCTACAAGTATGGTAAGAAGATCTTTGATAAACTCAATGATATGATGTCACCAGAGTTTGATGATGAAACACCTGTCAATCCTTTTGACCTTTGGGAAGGCGCAAACTTCCGATTGAAGATGCGTAATGTGGAAGGTTATCGTAACTACGATAAGTCTGAGTTTGATTCACCTTCAGCTCTATCAGATGATGATGAAGAGCTAGAAAAAATCTACAACAAAGAGAAATCTTTGGCAGCACTTGTGGATCCTTCTAACTTCATGTCTTATGATGAACTGAAATCAAAACTATATCGTGCACTTGCACTTGATGGAAATGGTACTGCGAATACAGTTACTGCAGATGAACTTACTGTTGAGTCACCAAAGCCAAGGACCGTTGCAGTAAGAGAACAGCCATCACAACCTGAGTCTTGGTCTGAGGATAACGAAGAAACAGATCAAAGTTCTGATGCAGGTTTGTCTTTCTTTGAGAACCTAGCTAAAGGTTAGCCGTCTACGCCCCGTAAGCAAAATTTTTGGTTACGTCTTTTCCTAATTGACCGGAGCGAGGAGCAACAACGTTGTTGGTCCTTACTCCGGCATCACCTCCACCTCCACCTTCACCTTGAGCTGGTGGTGCTGTAATATTGACTACTGGTGATGATAAATTAACAGCACCTGCTTGAATTCCAACCTGATCAACCATCTGTGATTTAGTAGCTGCACCTTGTTGTGTTGCACCAGGAGCAACTGATGGCGGTGAATCTGGTGAACCACCACCAATGCCTATAATTTGATTAAATTTATTAATTGCCTCAACCATTTCATCAAGTTTTAGATCTGGATCTAATAAACCTTTCTTGATCACAGTATCTTTAAATGTTCCACTACCTTGTAATTCACCACCATATGCTAAAACCTCAAGATTAGGAAGCGAATTACCTAATTGTTTTACCAAATCATCAATATTAAGGTTGTCTGTATTTACTTTAATCGCAGCAAATTTATCCAAAGATGCCTGAACTTTATCTAATGAACCTGCTACTTTTACTAAATCATCAGTTGATGCTGCTAGTTTAAGTACTTGACCAATTGTACTTTCTTCACCTGTGAAGAAGCCGGCAATAGCAGATCCTATACTTGCAAATGTATCAACGAACTTACTGGCTGCAAATTTAGTTAGGCCGTCAGCAATGTTGCCCAGAACGGTACTGAATGTTTCTGATTTTTCAATACTTACATTTTCATTACCTAATATACTTAATAAACCTGTTACCTCATTTTTAATACGTGTAGCAAATCCCTCACCTTCTGAAAAACTTTTAATAGCAGCTTGTGCACCCTCTGCAGCACCTTCAGCGCCCTTACCCAATGCAAATGCTGCAAGTCCAGCGCCGAGCAGACCCATAACTGCTCCAAAAGTTTTAGCAGTTTCTATATCGGCGCCAGGTAAACTTGGTATTGTTAATAATGTGGCAACTTCACCTTTAACTCTTTCAGCAAACGGTGTTTCGCCAAATTTAGCGATGTGGTCTGCAGCACCTTGTATTCCTGAAGCACCGCCTTCTGCAGCTTTACCAACAGCATATGCAGCAAGGCCTGCACCAAGTGCTCCCATAATACCAATGAATCCTAGGGCACCTGTAACGGAAACATTTGGGTCGCTCATAATACTTAATAATGCTGTAACTTCTTGCTTAACTCTTTCACCAAAACCAGCGTTGTTACCAAATTTTTGAATGTGCTCTGCAGCACCTTGTACTCCTTCACCACCACCTTCTGCAGCTTTACCAACAGCATATGCAGCAAGGCCTGCACCAAGTGCTCCCATAATACCAATGAATCCTAGAGCATTTTTGACACCAACATTCGGATCCTCCATAATACTCAATAATGTAGAAACCTCTTGTACAATTTGTTCTGCATTAAATCCACCACCACCAAATTTTTCAATAGCAGATGATGCTCCTTCAGCAACACCAGCTGCTGTTTTACCAACAGCAAACGCTGCAAGTCCAGCACCCAATCCCCCTAGAGTTAAGGCAACGGTGGCAACATTTTTCCCATCCATGCCTGGTAATTCACCTATAGTTAATAATGTAGCTACATTACCTTTAATAGTTTCGGCCCAGTCTGCATCACCTTCGCCAACGCCCATAAAATTAGCCACAGCTTCGCCAACACCAGCAACAGCAGAACCAACACCAAATACAGCCAGACCAGTACCTAATGCAAGCAATGTTGCACTAACACCAGCAACTGCCTTCGCATTCATATTTGGCAATTCAACAATCGATAATAAAGTTTCTACTTTCTTTTTGATTGCATCAGCGTCAACTGATAGAATACCAGCAAGGGCAGCTGCAGCAGCAGCAACACCTGCTACAGCCATCATTGCCATAGGACCCATTCCACCTTCTTCTTTATCACCACCTCCCTTAGCTGCAGGCGCTGCTGCAGGTGTTGCTGGTGCAGGTGCTGCAACAGGTTTTGCAGGTCCTGAATCCATAAATGCGGTGGCTTTATCTCTTAGTGAGGGCTGATCTGATGACTTACTTACTTCAATTAATGTTGATAATTGTGATAATTGTGATGCTGATAAATCTCTTATAGCCGATAACTTTGCACTCATATTATCAAGAGTGCTTTGTATGGCGCTGAGATCGGCCGATCCGGCTCCTTTTGCAATAGTCTCAACGTTTTTTGTATCAGCCATTTAATTTACTCTGTAATTACTTCCTAGACATATATGCAGTCATACCCATATAAGCACCAACAACACCAGCCATGGCTATGTAAAATAATGCCGATAGATCAGCAAGTAGCTTCAATCTTGATTCGGGAATAACCCCTGGAATAATAACTACAAGTGTAAATAAAAGCATTGCTGCCATTGAAACCCAAGCCATGCGCCTTTGTGCTAAAGCCTTTCGTTCTTGCATTTCCAACTCCTCAATTTCTTTCATCGTAGCTAGTTCCTCATCAGAAACAACACCATCTCCATCTAAATCATATTTTTCATACTCACTATTTTTTTCTAATTTCTTTTGTGCCATCGACTTACCTGTTTTTCTGTTGTTCGTTTACCTCTTTAACATATTCAACAAGCATTTCGAAATAAAGATCACGTTCAAAAGGATACATATCCTCTATCTCTTTTATACTATATTTATGGTGCTGTGCCATACCAAAGTTAATTTTATAGTAACTTATCAGGGATGTATGGGACAGCGCTACTAGAAAAAATCAGCAATGCCTCTTAGCGTTTTTGTTTTTGTTTTACGTTTTACTTTATACTCAATATCTAAGTAGATAGAAGGCATGTTGTTGAAAAACGCTTGCATTTCATTAAACGAAGCAGAAGGAAGTGAATTTACAAACTCACTCATTTCTTCGTCTGAATGATCTTTTGCATCAAGCACATCACCATTAGCCATATAAATTTTATCAACGCATTTTGTAATTGTTTCCATAATATCATCACTAGTCTCTAATATATCAGTGTAAGTTGGATATCTCAACTGAACCTGAATCTCATCATTAACTTTAATGAGATTTGTTGATTCTGGATTATCACATTTGACATCATTTAGATTTACTTGAACATCGATATACTCTTCTGTTTCTTCATCAAGAATTTTAAGTGTCGCCATATCTGAGACACTGTTTGCTCTTAGATTAACAAACACATATTCAGTATCAAAAGTAGTAAACTTTTTAACATCGTAATCTTGAATACAGTTAGAAAGCACTTGTTCAATAGCTATGAACATGTCTTTTACTTCTGTCGATGCTTGAGCGAGTAGAAGAATTTTTTCTTCTCTCACGAGAAAAGGCCTATACCTCAACTTTTCACCAGTTGATGGTAAAGTTAACTCAAAAGTGGGATGTTGGATAATAGGTAATCCCATAATTTAACCTCCATTGTTTAACCATTAAAATAATTTTTGGGCAGAAGCCACATTCAGTCCTTGTAGTATGTTTCGTGCAGGTGCACTATTTGATAATCTGTTCAACACACCTAATCCATTTTTGATTTGTGAAAGAATTCCTCCCGATGATACTGATAATTTTGGTGCAGGAATTTTATCAATTGTGTAAAACCTGTATGTAAATGGAATACCAACAACAGCAAATTGATCTGTTGCACCCCATTCAAACTGCACATCACCTATGTTTGTAGGAAAAGCTTCATGGAATTTATAAATGAATACTTCATCTTGTGTTTTGCTATGAACAATAACTTCCATATTAACAATATAATCTTCTCTATATCTAATATTAAAAACTTGAAAGCCATTCTTTTCAGCTTCTTCACCTGATGATGCATCAGTAGAAAAGATTGATTCTAACCATTCGTTGAAAAAGATGAGTGGTTCACCATCGTTACTTACAAAAAATGTAACAACTAGATCTCCGAATCCTCCCCCTTGAACTCTTTTATCAGATACACCATAACCAAGTCTTTTGTGATCGATAACATCTAAAGACTTGGTTGGTAAATTCATTGAATTGGCGAGAAAATTAATAGGCCTGGAGTCACCAGCTAATGTCATTGGTGCAGTCATTCTTAGCAACGCCATGCTTGGTTCAAGAAGTCCACCATTCTGACTCAAAGCAGATTGGATTTTACTTACATTAAATTTCTTTTGACCACCAGTTCTATTGGCACCAATAAGGCCTTCAACAGCATTAACAGCTGTGCCTGCAATACCAATTCCAGTTCTAATGTTGTTTACTATATTGTTAAAAGCCATTAACCTATCTTACCTATAGTGTCGCTAAACACCTCTCCCTTTGATCCTCCAGAGAATCTCTCTGTAGGCAAGAAAATAGCTAGATTCCATTCTTCAGGATATATTTGCACAAATCTAGATCTTACATTACTATTTAGATACCTTTTGAAGCATGGCTTATAATACTTCAGTCTTGATGCTGTTGCAATCGCTAGTCCAGTTGATGGGTTTGATGCTGATAATTGTGGATTACCTTGATACATTCTATCAAACAATCTAGCTCTAAGTAATGGAGGTAAATAGTGTAGGTTTAATCCTGTAAATCCATCACCAGTACTACCAGCGTAAAGTATTAAAGGAAATCTATCGAAGTATGGTAGTTTTGCTTTTGTCTTTGCATCATATAGAAACATATTCAGAGTTCCAGGATTTGGTCTATTTGAAATCCTACTAGGTCTATCGGGATCTTGTCTAAGTAGACGTCCAGGCGTTACTGTGGTTTGCATGTTTTGATTCAACCATGTTCTTGCATCAGCAACATTATTTCTAATTTCAGCTGGTGCTCTTTTAAGAAGATCTGTAAATAAGTAACTAGCCATTATACTTTATTCCTAATTCTTTCTCTGTCATTATTTGAAACTTCCATCTTCTATCCTCACAGAACTGTTGAGCAGCTTTCCATTTAGCTTGGTTAATTCCGTATGTCTTAACTTCTTTTAAATATCGTCTACTTACTCTGCCCGATGGTGTGTTGTTCTTTTTTGTAATATCTGGTTCTTTTGTTTGTGCAGCTGGTTTGACCTCAATGACAACACAAGAGCCATCTTTCTTCTTCACCCAAAAATCTGGAAAGTATCTATGGTATTTACCATCAATAGGGCTCTTATACGGTATAAAAAACTCTTCGCTCGACCACTTAACGATGTCGGGGTGGGAGTCTAAATAAGACATGAGCTTTAGTTCCCACAAACTTCTATAAATAATATTTGTGGGATCGCCTTTATATTTTGCAGGTCGTTTAGGACTAAATTTACCTTTATAACTCATAGGACTATTTATAACAATGGCATTAAAGTTTAATTCAAGATCAGTATCAAGCCCAGCACCTGCATCAAAAGTGGCAAATAATAAAGCAAAGATCAACGGTTCTAATACAACTGATTTAGTGTTTCCAGATAATCTTCCGGAACAATATAGAATGATAATCTTTTCGAAAAAATACAGTTATAATAGAGAGTCTGGTAAAGAGTACAGCACACAAAACATTTATAACTTTCCATTACCAGAAGGTCTTGTTGATAATACTACTCTTCAATATCAAGATGCAACTCTTGGGGCGAAAGGAATGATTGGTGCTGCAGCAGGTGATGTATTTGGTAAATTGTCTGGAGCAGGTAGTATTGGTGAAGGATTGGGTATAGCTGGGCAAATAGCTTCACAAGGTGCTAGCACTCTTAAAAATGCAACAGCAACTGATGCCAAACAAGCAGCTGTTGTGGGCGCACAGGTAGTTGGAGACAGTATGAAAAAATTTGGTGGCATTGGTGGTGATGTTGGCCAAATGGTAGGAGCTTATTTTGGTACTATTCCAAACCCAAACATTACTGCGTTTTTTAAAGGTGTTGGACTAAAGAGCTATACATTCAATTGGAAATTCTATCCACAAAGTAGAAAAGAAGCAGCAATGATTCAAACTATGTTGTATAAATTCAGAGCTGATGCAATGCCTGGTAGAGTTCTTAACGGATTGGGTCTAACATATCCTAACGAATTTCACATAAGAGCAGTTACTAAAGGTAACGAAAATACAACACTTTTCAAACCTGCATTTTGTACTGGTATTAATGTAAATTTTGCACCTGGAGGAAACGCTTTTGGTGAAGATGGCCGGCCAATTGGATATGCTGTATCATTAGCGTTTAAAGAAATTGATCCTTGGTCAAAAGAAGATTATGAAAATGTTAATATCGATTTGGGTTCCGGGAGTCCAGCTGAACGGTTTAGTGGAAGCAATGATGTTATTGATCCAGGAGTTGAATAATGTTATATACTTTCTTACCAACCACCACTTTTAAACAACAGACAATAATTGATATTACTAAAAGTGTTAAATTGTCAGAAATAATGAAAAAAAGTAACTTTGCATTTGTTGGTTTAAGTGTGCCTGAAGGTGATAGTCCAGAAACGGTTGCTTTTGATTATTATGAAGATGCAAGTCTTGCTTGGCTAGTTTTACTTGCTAATCAAACTATCGATCCATACTACCAATGGCCGATCAGCCAACTTGATTTTAGAAAATGGATGGTAAAAAAATACGGTAGTCTTGAACTTTCACAGTCTACAATATTGTTTTACGAGCATAAAACTAAAAACATTACAATATCTAAAGACACATACGATCATAGTGCTACTTTAGATTATATAAATGCTGGAGACTATAGTGCTGTTTATGCATATGATTACTATGACAGAATTAATGATAACAATAGACATATTGTGTTAGTTAGCATTGATAATATTCCAACAGTAGTATCAGAACTAGAAAACATATTTGGTGACTAATGGCGACTTCTAATGAGTTAATGAAAGCGGGTGTTCTTGATCTGCAAGAAGTCACATTATGTGTTCTTGGTAAAGATGGTATGAAATCATTTGTCCCAATTATGGATCAAGTATCTAGCTTCATTCTTACACAAAGTCTTTTTGAACAAAGTGTTGTTTGTCAATTTGAGATTATTGATTCTGTTGGTCATGCAACAAGATTCAATAAAAGTGGTTATCAAGGTCAAGAGTTTATTTCATTAAAATGTAAAAAACCTGGTGAAGATGGCAAACAAATTGATCTTCAATTTTGGGCTTATAGTATTGATGAAGCTGGTACCAATGCAAAGAATGATACTGCATCATATAGTATTTTATGCGCCACAAAAGAAAAGTTAATTAGTACTTATTCTGAGGTAAATCAATCATATTCTGGAACATACTCTTCGGCTGCAAAATCAATTTTTGACAATTATATTAATCAAGATAGTAGAAAAAAGAAATTTTTTAAAAAATACGATGGGTTTACATTTAGAGAACGTAAACTAGATCTTCATGAGTCTATTGTTGAAAACCAATTTATTATTCCAGGTAAGCAACCTTTTGATGCAATTCAGATGTGTGCAAGGAGATGCATTGGTAGAAAAGGGTCAAATGTTAAAGCATCCAACATTTTTATTTTTTATGAAACTGTAGATGGTTATAATTTTCATTGTATTGATGATCTTATAAAAGATGGTATAGCTGGTCATCCTAATCCAGATCTTACATTCGAATATGAACCAATGAGAGA